ATATGGGTACACATTGCGCTTTTTCTCAGGGGGAATTGGAATATTCTTTTCAATCTCTATATTCATCTTTACATCTCCTTTCATAACCATATAATACACAACATGATACAAACATACAATGAATATCATCTTGGTGACCAGCTAATCCACCTAAACTATCTTAGGCGACTATCTTACCTCTATCCCGACTACATCTTTCGCCATTACTGCCAGGACATCTATATCCCGCAGTTGCTTGCAGTAGTAGAGGATTTAACGACTATCGAGATTCTCCCTCTACGGGAGAGGGCAAATTCCGCAACAAACGCCTGGCTTGGCGTGGATGGCTGGTTTTATCGACACCCCAAACAGCGCCATTGGGTTGATCTGCACCTAGACTGGTTTGACACTCTTTCCAAGCGCCTAGGAGTGGAGAACCCGATACGGACTAAGTACGACCTACTCTTTGAGTACCCCGCTTTGAGGAAGAAAGTCTATCAGCCCTTTGATGTCCTCATCATCAATTGCCCACCAGGGAGCAACCAGTTGCCCTCTTTCTCCCTAGAGAAGTTTGAGAGCCTAACCAAGCTGCTGTGCAAGGACATGGATGTGATGACGGTCTATCCCACCAAACTATGCCCAAGTACGCTAGAAATGCACATGACCGTAACCGAGATCGGTAACCTAGCGCAATACTGCCAATACATTGTGGCGGTGGATACAGGACCTTTGTGGACCACCTACAACCAATGGAACATCGATTCCATCCTCGGTAGAACCATCTACACCACAACCTTCGATTCCATAGACCTTACAGCGAATACCGACATACTTCAGAAAATCTGATTTTTCTTTGGGGTGGGGTGGGAATGGGGTGCGCACTTTTCAAAGTCCAAACCCATTTAAATAGCCAAATAAATAGAAAACGATCACGCAAAAATGCGCTTGCGCCCAAATCCCAAATCCGAAATGATTTGTTTAAGCGTTTTCCATCGCCTTACCCATGTTTGAAATATCCCCTTTTCTAGAGTATGGAAAATGTGGCAATCACCAGGCAATTCGTTTTAACCCCCAATCCTATATATACGCTATTTACTACATTACTACACCTACTATATATATATAGATATATATATCTATAGACTATAGAAAATAGTCTATAGCTATCTATAGACGATAGACGATAGAAATATATCATTGATCTAATTGTTGCATAACCTGTATTTGTGTATAATCAATCTATGCAAACTAATTGCATAACCTAACCAGGAGATTAAATTATGTACAGCAATCAAAGTTTAACCAGGTACGCAACACCTACACCAGCAATTTATAGATTATGGGTTGATGGAAAGTATGTTGATTACTATGGATCTCTAAAGCGGGCAAACATAGCAGCCAGGGTGTTTATCAACCAGGGATCTAAAGTAGAAATTATTGAGGATAAATTAGACTAATCAACCAGGGCAGCAATGCCCTATTTCACCTAACCTAACGGGAGAATTAATCATGCAACAATCAATTTATGACAATGTTACGAATAGAATTATTGAAGAGCTAGAGAAAGGCGCTGCACCCTGGATTAAACCCTGGAATGCTGGCGCTAGTGAAGATCAAAATATTGTGAGTCATAAACCATACCAGGGCATTAATAGGATCATCCTGGGAATGAGTGGTTATACATCACCTTTATGGGCTAGTTTTAAACAATGGCAAGCGTTAGGCGCTAATGTAAGAAAAGGTGAAAAGGGTACGATGATTGTTTTCTATTCACCTATTGTAAAAACTACTATTCGAGATAATGATCCTAATCCTGAAAAGGATGTTTATCACTGTTTGAAAACTTACTATGTGTTTAACGCTGCACAAGTTGAGGGTATCGAATTTGAGCAGCCTAAGCCAGCTATTGAGCAATTTAACCCTGTACCAGCATTAGATGATCGTATTCAAAAAACAGGCGCAACAATCAAGCATGGGCATAACCAGGCATTTTATCGCCCTGGTGATGATTTTATTGGTATGCCTGATAAAAACATATTCAAGGGTGAAGAGCATTACTACGCTACTGTATTGCATGAGTTAACGCATTGGTCTGGCGCTAAACATCGTTTAGATCGTACTAAGGGCGCTAGATTTGCTGATGCTGCCTACGCCTTTGAAGAGCTAGTTGCTGAAATGGGCGCAGCTTTCTTATGCCAGGATTACGGGATTAGTGGAGATTTGCGCCATGCTGATTATATTGGTAGCTGGCTTAAATGCTTGCGTGCTGATAACAAGGCGATATTTAACGCAGCAGCATTAGCGCAAAAAGCAGCAAACTACATTAATGAGCTAGATTGTTTAACGATCCAGCAAGCAGCTTAATTAAGGGGAAATCATGCAATTTTTATATAAATCATCGAGTGGCGCTAGTAAGTACCTGGAATGGGATCATTTTCAGAATGTAGATGATTCTTTTTTTAGTGTAGAAAATTGTTTTACACCTAATGAAATCGATCATATTAAGCAATTGCAGCCAGGGGAAATCCTAGATTTATCGGATGGAATCGATTTTTACGAGGTAGAGCGCCTAGCATAGTGTTACCTGGTAAGCGCTTAGGAATAGGCGCTTATCGGATTAGCATTTAGCTAATCATTTCACCTAACTAACCTATAAAGGGATTTTAAAAATGTCAGATACTTACGATTTTATTCAAAATTGCTTAGATCGTTTTGAGCATATAACTGTTAACGGTAAAGCGCTGGATCTTGATTTAAACGAATATAGGGATGAAAACGGGCAAATCGTTTATGTGCCTATTGAATTTAGATCAATGTTTAAAACTATAAAGGTGACAGCATGAGCGATCTTAAAAAACTAATTGAAATTACTAGGGAAAAAAGTTTTAACCCTAAATATTGGGATAAGGTAAGCGATCAGGATGTTTTGGGGGTTTTAATCGCTCAGCACTTTAAATGGGATGGGCAAGCAATATTTGAAACCATGGAAAATGCTTTTAATGATGCCAATTTCCACACCTTTAATGAAACAATGCGCCAGGCATGGGCAAAACAATTATGAGCCTACTTACTGAAATGAAAACCCATGGTTTAAGCGATTGTGAATTTAATCGTGGATTGTTTGCCAATCAAAAATACAGCGCTTATTGCTATTGGTGTGCTAAACAAGGGATAACAGCGCTTAGTTTTAACGCCTGGCTTTCTACTGTTAAACCAGGGAGATTAGATTAAATGATTAACTATAATGACAGTTTTCTAGATAAAGTGATCCTGATACTATCTTGGATAGCTATCCTAGCGCTTTTAATGCTGTTTTAAGCGCCTTTCTCATAAAGGTAAGGGGTAAGTATCATCCCCTTACTTTTAACGCCTTAAATCGCCTGTTTTAAAAAACCATTATCTCTATTGATTTACGCCTGGTGCTAGGTGTCATGCCACTTGCACAAGATAGGGCAATTCTAGGCGCTATGCCCATATAGGGCATTTCTACACGCATGATGAACCCTTACCATTACCAAGACCACTAAACACGCTACCTGATGCGCCTAGGTCATTCTGGGCGTGATCCGTACAGTAACCCCGATGGTGAACCCCAATTGATTTCAGAACCCCGTACATAGATGTATCTATACGATGTATAACCTACGATGTCTAACCTACTACTATGTTCTATTCTACTACTATGTCTATTCTACGATTACGACTATGGATAGAAAGAGAATAGGCGTATAACTCCGAAGTTTCTATACTACGATTTCTATTAGAACTACTATGTCTATTCTACTACTATATATATATTACTATATATCTATTATATAGAATTCTATGTATGCTTTACACAACACCAATGATTAAAATAATAGTTGCATTAGAAAAAGTAATGGTGTAATCTACGCTTGTAGTACTAATCAGATAACCTAACTATGAGGACAATTCGTATGCAAAGCACAGTCGTTTTGAATTGGCGTATGCCTGAATCCAAGATCGTTTGCGGTCTTGACTTTCCAACATTCTCAGAAGCAAAGAAGTTTGCACAAAAGCACCTAGACACAATCCCAGGCATTTGGTGGGAAGCTAAGAAGTATGAGGTGACCAAATGAAACTATGCACTAGCTGTATGCACCTACGATCGGGTGATGAGTGTTCTGTATTACCCCAAGTCAATCCTGTTAACGGCAGACCAATGTATTCGTTTGCATATACCTATCGCATGAATGAAGAACGATGCGGTATGGATGCCAAGTGGTTTGAAGAAGTAGACCACGAAGCGCTTGATGAACTATCCACAATTCCATTCGGGAGATAAACCATGGCAAGAACCAAAGGTAGCACCAACACAACCACAACCCTACAAAAGCGCATTACATCACTAGAAGGATTAGTAGAGCGCCAGGATGAAGCTGTTGAGCAAGGACTAGATGAGATTGCAGAGCTACGCAAGCAAGTAGATTTCTATCGTAAGCAAGTTAATCATCTAATTGCACTACTCAATATCATTACAAGAGGTGCATGATGATAACAATGACAGAAGATGAAATTCTTAATTTTATTCATGGTGAGTTGATTTTATGTTCTTCAACGCATGAAGACGCTGATAAAAACAAAGTACTTTTTGAGTTGATGGATAAGTTTAAATACAAATTTCGTTTGATAAGGGAAACTCAAAATGGCTAATGCTCAAACAGACTTTGCGCCAGAGGTACGCAATAGCGCCTGGTGGTCTGGTGATTCCCGCATGGCTGCCAATGGTCGTGCGGTGGATGTCATACTCACCAAGCAAGGTAAACGAGAAGCGCCTGACCTATCCGATGTGGAAGCGGTACAGATGGGTCATGTCATGCAACCCGTCATTGGGCGCTTATTTCAAGATAAACATAAGATGGAATTAAAGGAAGCTGACTATGCCCTCACTCACCCCAAACACGATTGGATGCGTTCTCATTTTGATTTCATTAGTGCAGATGGTACTGTGCTTGTTGAAGCAAAAAACTATAACGCTGGAGTTCGTAATAAGTTTGATGCCGATGCTAATCGGATTCCTGATGCTGATCTTGCCCAGCTCATACACGAATGTGCTTGTCATTCTATCGATCGTATATTTCTGGCT